GCCGATTCCAATTTATCTTTAAGTCGCGTATTTGAAGGCCGTCGACCTTGATAACCCTGTAAAGGTAACACAGTAACCAAAACAAAACACAACTTTTCACAAGTCGTTAGTGGAGGAAAGTCGTATTTACTTGGGACTTTCAGGCAAGGATGATTGAATTATAAGGTTAAATCATCAAACCAGGGTTGTGGTTCATATTTTATTTATTTTTGTTTTTATGGGTTCAAACAAAACAAGTCATTATTTATTTTTTTAGGCTTGTTTCATAAGAACTCTCTTTTTGTTTTGATTCATCTACAACCGGTGCGAAACTGGTACGACATGAATCAAATTTATTTTTATTTTATGATCTAACATGTGAGTATAAAGAATTAAATCCAATCTATGTTACAACTGGTAATTAATCCTCACAAAGAACATCCACTTGCCAAAGGTGGAATGGTACGATGGGGCAATCAATACTCAATTCAAGATCTTTAAATTTGCATGAATGGTACCTCGGTCAGCAACAGTATTGATAGGATCAATATTCACGTTATTATGGGTCCAAGCAAATGTGTAATCAGTAGCAACAGCTGGAAAAGCAGGAATTTGAACCAATTCTCCAAGATCAACATTAGGAGCTATTGAATAATTAACGAAACCAAAAGTAGTGGGCATAATAATATCACTTCGTGTTCCAGCATTCGATGTTACGATACTAGGCACATCAGTTGACAAGGTGGTATCCAATTCATCACCAGTATATTGTGTTCGAAATGTCAAATTGAGAGAAAGAACGGGCAAAATTTTGGCAGTTAAATCAGTACCTGACGTTTGCGAAGTTATAAAAATAGTAAACGGTACATCAGAAGGCACAACAGGCACAAGAGGATGAAATGCATTATCTTTGATAGGAATGGTATAATTGATTGGCGTATGAGCCATGCCACGAGTTCCATTCAAATTTGTGACTTTAGACCATTGATCAGCAACAACACCAGTAATTGGAGTGCAATGAGTTGTATAACCAATTGCAATTGCAGTACCATCAGTGGTAGCAACTAAAGGATCTGTTATAACAGTAACTTGATTAACTTGAAAAGAAGTATAACAAATAGCTTGGTTCAACAGCATTTGATTCAAAAATAATGGTTGCACGGGTATAACCCAAGTAGTATTGAACCAACAAGAAGTTGGAACAACGAGCTTAATCTTTAATTTGAACAAGTCTTGGCTTCTCATTTGTATTTTCATTCCGGTGTTTATCTTTAAAGGACGATACAAAGGGACATTCGTGTTATTTCGTTTCTTAAGATTTCGTTTAACTGGCCGATTTCTAAACACTGGATTATTTGAAGGTAAACGTCTAGGCAAAATTCGTGGACGATTAAAATTACGTTGATTCCTAATTCGACGAATATTATAATTCATTTATCTTTTGAGTTGATATAAACTAACAATGATTTTATTGTATAAAACCACAGGCCCATCCGAGCCCAGGTTTAATAGATCAAATGTTCTTTGAGAATTACACCAATCCAACCTAAACTAGATATGGATTAGCATAATCAAATCTTAAGTCATACTATGGAGGTAGAAATATTCTAAGGTTTAGTAACAAATAATGAACTAGAAGAACCAGGGAATCATTAGACAAAGTCTCCCAAATTATCTTCTTCTAATTCAATTAAAGTTAGATATTGACTTAGAGTTTCTCACCAGCACACTGACTTAAGCTCATTTGTCTATTCAAGATTAAACTAAATGTGCCAAATTGTCTTCAGATAAAAAGACAAAAGGCAATTGTATCTCAAACAAAGAATGACTATTTATAATACTTTCGCAAATTTCCTGCTGTGTCAAATCAATTCCGAATTTTTCTGTATAAAGCATTCGACAACTCATAGGGATAGGCTTAAAAATCCAATTAGTGGGCATTTCCAGGATCCATTTGTTATACAAACCTTTAAAGTTTGGGGTAACGTCAAATAAACTATTAATAATTTTATAAGCTAAAGGTCCTAAAATTGGTGTGCACGGATTGGTAGCATAAATAGACATCGCTTTGGCTTCCAACAAAGGCAACAAAGTCTTGTTACGACAATTTAAATATTGAGCATGACAGGTCCACCCCAATCGAGCTATCTGTTCAGGGGCAGCCAATAATTGTCCAGAAACATCATCAAAGGTGATACCACAAAAACTACATTCAGATAATCGAGATGCATATTTCATTTTAATAGTAAAACCCAAATCAGTATAATCCTGCTCACTAATACTATCTGAACTCAAATTAAACAGCCCATCATCACCTTCAACCAAACCTTTAAACTTAATATTATGTTTTTCTGTCAAATAAATCATATTCATAAGATTAGAAAACCCATTTCCCAAACTTGTCCACATTTCACCCGATAACCGAGCATCAACAGAATAAGCTAAAAATTCAAACCCTCGCAATTGGACCACTCTTGATTTTTCTCCATGAAAATAACATCTCAGGATTTGAGTCAATGTCGTCGTATTATTCTGCATCATGAATTTAAACAATGCCTGTTCAACAACCCTAGTATATTTCAATTGAAAACAAGATTCAAAAGAGCTATAATCAGTTTCTAAGACGAAATCATATTTGTTCATCTTCATCATTTTCATAGCTATTTCTTGTGGAGTGTTGTGCTTAACAAAATATTTTAATTTATACAATTGATTTTCAATTGCCGAAATAAAAGGAGCAACTACAACCTTGAAAGAATCAGATCGACTATTTATCAACCTAGGGAATTTATAATCTTCGTAAAATTCTCTCTTAATGAACGATTTGCATCGATAATGCTTGGCCAACAAATGAAAATTGTTAAACATCATATGACGGAATTCTTGAAACAATTGTTGTTTTCTCGTGCCAGTATAATTTTTATTATTATTCAACCAATCTATAAAAAATTTCAATCGATTATTTTCATAATTGGGCAAAGGTTTCAATTTACCATTATTAAATTGCTTCAGCAAAAAACGTTGAACAGTTTTTTCCAATGATGCTAAAACATCAGGACCAATGTACTTCTGAACGCAGGCAATTCGTTTCAGATAACCACACAATACATTAAGGTTATCATGTGGGTCAGAACAAAAAGGTATATCTGGAGTAAAAGCACAGATATTGACAGCATAAGGCAACCCTGCTTTATCTACCTTGGCAATCCAACGAAATGCCAGTTTTGGTAGTCCGGGACGGATTGGGTAGTCTAGGTAGGCCTTTGCTTCTGTCATCATTGATTTTGAAGCTAATGATACAGGGAGAAGAGCAGCTCTTCTCCTGAGATAGTAACATTTACAGGGTTGTGAAAATGGTACTTAGTCAGACAGTAAAATATCATAGTCTTCAACAACAACAACCCCGTATTTCCTACATATTGACCTTCATACAAAACCATGGTCTTGGTCAACAAAGCAGTCAAATGAGTATTCACTTCATCAAATTGTTCATTGTTAATAGCAAAAATAGGACAAATTATAGGTTTCACGTGATGATTATCCTGCAAAAATTTCAAAATAATCAAAACAGCTACATCTTGCAAATTCTCTTTGTTTATTTGATATTTTTCCTTAGTATTCAAATGAGAAATAACCAAAGGCAAACACATACGTGCAAACCAATAAGACCTTTCCCCAGCTGTGGGTATATAATTCAAAGTCATACGAAATTGTGAGTAAAGTCGATTTAAATTAGCACAAATGCCAACATATGCCAAATCAAATGTGGGTCCATGGACTAACACATCTCGATATCGGTACTCAACATCAGTCTCTAAATAAGAAACAGCTCCCCGTATAGCAGTCAGAAACATCTGATTCAACACATCCAAAAGAAGATGTGGATTTTTATTTTTCATAACTTGACGAGCATACTGAAACGCTGGATATAATTCATTTTCTATCACAAGTCTATAATACTCGTTGGTCAAATCATCTAACTGGTCGGGTTTAATAACAGGTCTCAATGCCAAATTTTTTAATGATAATGGTTGGACTAATGGTGCGCTCAAAGAAACCCGGGGTCCTTCCAATTGGACCATAGGTTGCAAATTCACATCATTTAAATCCACCAGAGTAGATCCTTTCTGAACTTCCAATTGAACAGATTGAATCAACCCTATACTTAATTCCAAATGCAAATCAGGCGTGATAATAGGCAAACCAAAAAAAGTATCAGGAATAAACTTTACTAATGGTGTACTACAATATAAAATGGCTGTAGCAGAATAATCAAGAAGAATAGTGGTAGCTTTTGTTAAAGCTTTCTTCGATTTATCTTTTAAAATTCCTAATTTTTCAGCACAATAACCAAACAATTTTTCCTTTCCCCTATTAAAAATGTCCTTCCATGTAAACAATTTAGGTAAATCATGGTCTTCAGGATTAATACGAAAATCAACAAATTCATCTTCACTACTTTCACTAGACGATAATTTGTGTAAAACAGTAGTATTAGCAACAACAGTAGGAGGTGTTTGCAACTGCACATCAGATTCAGTTTGCAATTTCACATCAGACATAACTTGAACATCAACTTGCTTTGGCAACGTTGGATTTTGAAGTTGTATTTCTTTCTCAGGTTCATTTTGAGGTTGTTTCTCAATTTCAGATTCAGTCTCAGTTGCAATAGATAACTCTGAAACATCATCAGGATCCACAGAGTCCTCAGATTCGGATCTCATAATTTGATAAAAACGAGACTTGGCCAACTGATAGTCAGCATTCCTTCGATTAAAATGTTTCCAAGATTCTTTTCTTCCTTTGATCGGAGCCTTCATAGTAAATTTCTTAGAATCCAATTTTATAGACACTGACTGGCGCATGGACGGTTCAGGTCTGTTAGAAAGAGTTGTTGTAGTCATGATAGGTTAAGGGAAAAAGTGGGTTATTCTCCGACTCCTACGAGTCAGACAGCTCTCCGGCTGAGTATTAACAGTTACC